ATAGCTTCGTAATTCTCAAGCTTATCTTTTTCATCATCTCCTATGATGATTACGGGTCCTTTATTAATAATATTTCCGTTATCTGTTTCAATATAAACATAATAAGGCTTTTTACCCGTATAGCCGCCATAGGAATTTTTAGCGTTAACGTAACCGCATACATATCCATCCTTTTCACCAGATGCTTTGTAGAAAGATTCAAACTGAGCGCTATTGGGGTCTTTTAGTGTGTCTTTGACCACCGACTCGCCCAAATTAATAAAATCTTTATCAGATGGCTTACAGGCCACTAACAAGGCACCCAGCGTGATCAATACAATGTATTTTTTCATGTCCTTATCCCCTTTTGTTTTGGAGAAAGGTTAGCACAGAGACTTGTGCCGTAGAATCTTCATCGTTCGATCCATCAAGTAACCGCCATAGGGCACCCGCTTGCTGAGATGGCCATAAAGATGGTGAAGCAGCATGTTGCCTTCCAGCAATATCCCGGCGTGATTCCACTTGTTCGACTGCACCTGCATGATCACCACATCGCCCGGCTGCCACGCGCCGGTGAATTCCCGGAACCCGCATGCGAACCAGTTATCCTGGTAAAAATTATCCGGGTACTGGTCCTCCCACCACGGGTAATCGACGCGGTAATCCGCCAGCTCGATACCGTACGTCTGGCGATAATAGCTCATCACCAGACCCCAGCAGTCGTAAACGCCGAGCACGAACGGGCGTTCAAGAAGAGGAATTTCACCGCGCGGCATGATGGTGCGTAAATCGCCTTCCGGCCAGCTGACGATATGCCAGGGCAACGCACTGATGTCGCATTGCGCCTTGTCAGTTTCGCTCAGTTGCGTGGTGGCATCCGGATGGCTGTGCACGATGGCGGTGACAGTTCCCCAGTCCTCAGCAGCGGCATAGCCTTCCGGGCAAAGGACAAAGTTATCCTCTGGGGTTGCGGCGATGTTGCGGCAGGGGAAATACTTCTCCACCCTGCTTTTCTGCGCCACCACCCCGCAGCACTCAAGCGGGTATTCTGATTCCGCGTGGGCCATAATGGCCGCGATGGTCTTTTTGCGCATATCAGCTCCGAATGAGGGATGTACCAGGAAAACCGCCGAACGACAGCTCGTTACCTTCAGCGAACCG